TTACGTTATCACCGAGTTTGTATTGTATTTATTACAATTAGTTTATAGGTAGTATTATCTACCTGCTGTACCACCTAGCAATAATGCAGGTGCTACTTGATTTGGATAGTAGGTTAATCCTACGTCTGTAACTGGAGTACCAGCACCACCTAAGATGCTAGTATTGTCTGATTCGTTATTTTCATTATCGTATTCAGCTTGTTCTTTACCATTTAGTTCATCACCATCTTCACCATACATTTCGTGTGTAGGGATCATCGATGGAGCTAAATCTCTGCTCAATACTTGACTATTGTTTTCTTGCATCAATTCTTTTAAATCACTATCTGGAATAGTATTGATATAAACTTGTTCGTATTCTGGTATGTCTTCTGCTGGTGAAAGCAATGCAATGATTTCTTTTGTAATCAATGACTTAACAATTTCGTTCTCACCAGCTAACTCACTAGCTTTTGTTATCAATGCCATACGATAGTTTGTATCGTGTGCTTCATAGTCAGTGTTATAATGTACTTCACCTGCCCAACGTTGATCCATAAATCGTGCGGCATAAGTGTAAATCATTTCTTCTGTAACTTCCATCAATCGTGCTTTGGCTTTTGCAGTTCTGTGTAGTTGTTTGCGTTCTTCAATGATAGCAACACCACTTGCTACTTGGTTCTTACTTGTGCGTAAGCCACCTAAGCCAGTCAATGCTTCTATCTGTTCTAGTATGTTATCTTGTGTTCTAATGATTGCGTCTACATCACCAGTATCAACTGCAATAGCTTCAATCTGTCCTTCATTGGCACGTACAATAGCGCCTGCGTGTACTGGAACACTAATGCCCTTATCTGCACGAATGATTGTGTGGGCAAACTGTAATGCTGTATATTTTTCGCATTCTAACTTATAGTATTCTTTTTGTGCATCACTTGCACTATCAATATCACTTACGCCACATTCCATAGTTCTTGGATCTCTGCGCCCATATGCTATGAATACTGGCAAGCTCATACCAGCTGGGAACACGCCCTCACCTATTTTCTCTGCTGGTTGATTTTCCTTACCAGGTCCTTTTTGAACCTCGTAACTCTCCCAACGTGATGGAGTTGTTGCATCGCCCAAATGATAGCATTTGATGTAGTAACAATCTGTTTCTTCCATCTCTTTAATTTTAACATATTTGAGCAGTGGGCGACCACCATAGTAGTCGAACTCCCAGTCCCATACATCCAATGGGCTAATAGCACACACATATGGTCTGCCAAGATTCCCTTCTGTTGCTTGGGGCATATCGACTGCGACCCAACAATGCCCAAATATACTTGTTAAATCTCCTACACCTTCCATAAAGCCATTCATACTGCGATTGGTTAAGTCGGCATCTAATTGGAACAAATCAATCCATTCGTTATTGCTTGGATCGATATGCTTACCTTGTGGTGTACAGAATTGTAGATTACGCTTAATGCCTGGCTCGAACAATACATCATTGATAGTATCAACAATGTAACGACATATAGGTTGTGCTACTGTATTAGCTACTAAGTCTAGGTACAGTGTTGAATCTTCACTAGGTCTTTTCTTACGAACTGCTTGCTTGAAGGTAATGCCACCAAGATATGCATATTGGTATGATAACATCTGCAAATAAATGTTATCATATACTACATTGCGTTTTAATAAATCACGGTTATTGTACATTGTTTTGTCTCTTTATATTGCCTAAGGCGAAATCTTTTGATGTATGGTGCATAATGTATTTATGCTTACGGCTTTTGTTTGCACTTATCACCGTGAAATCTTGCATAGCTATTATTCGGCATTTGTCGATTACAGTGTATGCATAATGTTGTAGGTTGTTTTTTACCTAACATACCACCATTGCCAAGATAGCTACCAAATGGGTTCGATCTACCTTTGTTCATCATATCTCTTGTGTTTTGTTTATGAGTGCCCACGCTTAAATGATTAGGATTACAACAGATTGGGTTATCACAACTATGCATTACACATAGTCCGTGTGGTATAGGACCTTTATGTTCCTCGTAACTAACACGATGAGTAGTACGCATCTTTTTATTGTCCCTAATCATTCCATAGCCAATGTTGTTTTTACCACCTTGGAACTCCCAACAATCAGTAATTTCATTGACTATAACTTTATCTAATAATCGTTCTAATAGTGTGCCACTATCTCCTGCATATCTTCCCATAATTAACTCCAAACCATATGGTCTTCTACTACATCGCCATTCATAATCTCTTCCCAGCTTGGTCCACCTGGATACAATGGACTATCAGGCATATGATCTAAGCCTGGCTTATTACGACTACTAATACGTGTATCCATACCTACAAACTCATTGATTGGTAAGCTGTCGTGTTGTATTGGGAACAGATGATGTATGCCATAACGTATGCAATCACCTAATCCGTCTATGTGTGCGTATCTGCTCTCAGTATACTTGACTAATTTCTTACGACTACCATCTTCAAAATGATATGTTTGCAATGCTTCTAATAAAAACTTATCATCAGGTTGTACAACTAATCCACCACGATTTATAAAGCCATTGCTTGTGTTATCTGTATCTGTAATCAATGGATTACTCTTGCGTGTATTCACAATAGTAAAGCCATACTTCTCTAATATGATACGATCTGTTACACCGAATGGTGAGGTAGTATCTCTGTTCACTTGTGTGCCACTCATATCGATAATACTATTGATTCTACGTTTAGGGAAGTCTTGTCTAATAGCATCAGCAATACCTTCTGTACTACAATCTGGTATCGCATAACTTTTTAATATTTCCATTCTACCTTCGTTAGTGCCTGGCTTAACAACTTGTGCAACAGTAGCACACATAACACGTTTGTTAAAGTCGTGGAATGTATATAAATCACCACCAAAATCTTTAACTTCACGTGTATATTTGTGTCTGTCCCAAGTGTAGAAGAACGCATCACTAACACTTTCCCATTGGCACATATAGTCTTGGTTAAACTTTAATGGGCTGATGATACGCTTTTGTTCTTCGATAAAATCTTTATTACCACTACGCATTTGTAGATAGTTATAATGGCGAACAACATACTTCTCTGGATTCTCTAATGCTAATGTAAACAAATCGTGCAATGGACCTGTACCGTTAGGTGTACTAATCACAATCAATCTACCTTGTGTATCAGCTTGACCAACACGTGGTCTTAATCGATTAGTAATCTCTTGCAATGTATCTTGCGTGTATAGTGCGGCTTCGTCAGCTACCCATACGCCTACGTTTAATCCACGTAAGTTCTCACGTTGCTCTGCACTTTTGCAACGAATGAATACACCATTAGGGAACTTGATTGTAAGCTCACTGTTGTTGATATCTTTACCATCTGTTAATCCAAAATGATTCATACAACTATGTTTCAATGGCTCCCAGATTAGTGATTTAATCATAGCACCTGTTGGTGCCGAATAGATTATGTCTTTACCTTTATGATATTTTGCATCGCTTGCAAACAATGGTAATGCAATAGCGGCAAGAAATGTCTTTCCACTACCGACAGGCACGATATCTACGCAGTGCTTATCAGTACTAAGCCAGTCACGCAGAATAGTGTTTTGCTCACCATATAGTGGAATCTCTATGTTGTTCATTTAGTCGATATAATCTTTGGAAGATTAGCTTGCCAATCACTTAATTCAATTGTAGGGAACGTGAAGTTATTATGCAAACTTTGACCTAGTGTAGTATGGTCAATCTCTTGCTTATCGGCAACTACTTTACTTAAAAACATCTTTTCATATTGTAAACGTGTAGATTTATCTCGTTGTTTAATACTATCAACATATCCTTGCGCTAGTAAATCTTCGAACTTTTCACCAGCGTACTTTTCTACTGAATCCAATATTGATGCTCCACTTATTTTATTAGTAGTTCCTGGCTTACGACCACCACCAGGCCTAGCACCACCGTGCTTACCTACCTTTTTTTCAACGTTTTTTAAGTTAGGTATTAGATCGATGATACCATTTACATCTCCCATACCATTTGCGGCATCACTAATCTTTTTAGCGTTAAGTTTTTGTTTTAGTTTTATTCGTGCTGTTTCTACTATATCATAATGTTTTTTTAATGCAGTAGATGTTATATTGAGTGTTTTGCATATTTCATCATCGTTCAATAGACTAGTTGCGGCACGTTCTATTTCTTGTTTCAATTGGTCATCAGTCATTTGTAATCTCCATATCTAGTAGCTGTTCGAGGTTATTATTCACATCTACATTGGATGTGTTATCAATATCATCCCACAATATACCATCATCTCTGATCGCTTGTAGACCAGTTAAGTCTTGCCAACGTCTGATAATAACATCACAGAACTTTGGTTCATATTCGATGCATCTGGCTTTTCTGCCTGTCTTTTCGCTAGCTATAAGAGTTGACCCTGATCCAGCGAACCCATCGAATACGATTTCATTAGTTTTAGTGCTATTGATAATATGATATGCGATAAGCTTAGTAGGCTTTACAGTAGGATGTAGATTGCTTATATTTTTTGCTTCCCTATCAAACTCCTGATAGTTGGAAGGTATTGATTTAATAATCTTTATCAGTTCTTCTTTTGATAGATTATTATAATCTTCTTCTTTGGCGTTTGGACTCCACGTTCCATACCAAGGGTGTTGTTTACCTTGCTTCCATCCATACAGTATAGGTTCATAATATTTTGCGTAATCATTTAAAAATGTGCTATGCTTATTCTTTTTCCATATCAATGTATCACTGATATGATACTGATGACGCTCTAATATGTTTTTAAACTGCTGAGTATAACGAATATCGTGGCACCAATATATTGGGCTACCAGGCTTTAGGTAGTTTGATAATGAAGCCATATGCTGATCGAGGAATACATCTAATTGTTCTGGCGTAATATTATCGTTAGCGATCTTATGATTACGTTTATCATTTTCTTCTTTACTGTAATTAATAGAGTTAATAGTTTCATAGTTTACGCCATATGGAGGATCTTCCCATAATAAATCTATTTTATCATTATCCATAAGCCTACTGATATCTTGTACATTGATGCTATCACCATTTAATAGTTTATGATCGCCAAGTATCCATAAGTCACCTGTCTTACTTTTATATTCAGCTAATCCTATATCAACTATTTCATCTACTGTACTGTCTGGGAACATCTTATTAAGTTGCGCTTCTGTGAATCCTGTATTATCACTTACTATGCTTAATACATCTTGGTCTAATAATAGTTTGATTTCATCGATTAATAGCTTATCATCCCAGTGTGCATTTTCATTCGATCTGTTATCCATAATACGATAACCAATCACTTGTTTTTCTGTTAGTGTATCAGAGATTAATACAGGCACAGATGATAGACCTAGCTTTTTTGCGGCACGATATCTAGTATGACCAACTATAATAATATTATTTTTATCTACTACAATTGGTTGTTGGAATCCATATTCCTCAATAGATTTAATAACTGTATCAACAGCTTTATCGTTTTTTCTTGGATTGTTTTCGTAGGGCTTTATTGACCCAATATTCATTTGTTGTATTTGCATTATTTTATTCTTTCCTTCAATAAGTTTATAACTTGTTGATAGCGGTGATTGCCCTTTAGTTCTTCGTTGATAGCTTGTATTGCTAACACTTGCTCTAACGTACCATTCGATATTGTTTCTTCGATATGTTTAAATCGAGTATCACAATAGCAATGACCTAAAAACTCTTTACGTTTCATTCACCTAATCTTTTTACTATTTCTTCTTCCAATAGTATTTGCTTGCTATGACCTTCAGCTTGGTCTTTTAAGTTCTTGCGTAGTTCTCTTACAATATCTTCGTGGTCATTACGAATCATTTGTAGATAGACACGAACTATGCCTGGATTATTCAATCGTTCACGTATTGTTAACATCTTTTTTCTTCCTTATACGTTTAGGTTTTACTTCGACAGATGGTGGTGTCATAGGCAATAATACTTCATTGCCAGGTAATTGATTACTCTTACGCAATCTTAACCATATGGATTTATACCAAGGCATCATATTGTAATTCCTCTATTAATTAATTCTTTTTTCATTTCTGCAATAACTACATCGCTGTACTGATGCCAATCGCTTTTTAAATATAATTGGTATGATTTCAATAGTACTGCGTTAGACATTTGCATTGTTGTTGCAATTTCATCAGTTACGTACTTTGGTAATGCTTCACTCATTATAATCCTTAATATACAAAATTATGGTCTATGCCATATTTTTCGAATTTAACAATGCATTGTTGATTTAACAGTGCAACTATTCTATCGTCTTGTGGTAACGTTTTTAAATATTTGTAAACTTCTAA